CCCCTCTAAATCAAAGATGGCACTTACCTTTGGACTAGGTACTGCACGGTTTATTACGGGTAAGTTAGGCAAGATAGACAAACGCAATCTATCGCTAAAAACCCCAGTGGCCGATATCGCAATTCGTGGGACGGATTTTACTGCAACAGTAGACGAGTTAGGACGTAGCCTTATCATCCTTTTGCCCGATCAATATGGAGTCTCTAGCGGAGAGATAGAAGTTGTAACTGCTATGGGCAGTGTGTTGTTAAATAAACCTTACGAAGCTACAACTGTATCAGTGTACGAATCAGCGCCTTCCAAACCTGTTATCCTAGACCTAACGCTCGACTTTATCGACAACATGCTCATTGTTACGCCGCCTAAAAAAGAAATAGTCATATCAGAAGAACGAACAGCTAAGACTGCAAACATACTAGACTTTAATGATCTAGACATCGACTATCTTGCGGAGGACTTACTAGCAGAAGATAGCTTGGAGTTTACAGAACTAGACATAAACTTCTTAGACGTTAATTACCTTGAGGACTTGTTAAACATCCTAGACGCACTGGGTATTGCAGAGGAAGAAGACAAGTTAGCACAAGTCTCCGGTGTTACTGTTACAGGCACCGTGTTAGGTACAGATGCAGATACACAGATAACAACGCTTATTACAGGTCAGACTATTAGTTTGATACGTAGTGTCAGTGAGTACAGCCGATTAGACCTAGATACAGCAGGTGGTTACACGGTAATACTAATACAAGATGGCGTATCTAACGTCATTAAGATCAACGGTGGCGACTCTACCATAAGAATATTGCAGGAAGGGTAATGAAAAAGACCATCATAGGTTTTATCACCGTGCTCCTGTTCTCTGCCTTACTATACCAACCCACGCTAGTTGAGGTTATAAAGCTACGTACTTTCGATGCTTTTGTTAAAACAGAGGAGCCTACAGGCGCTATAGTACTGCTTAACCTTACCGAAGAGGATATACAAGCAGAGGGGGGTTGGCCCTTCCCTAGAGAACGTCTAGCTAAAATACATATAGACTTGTTAAACGCAGGGGCTTTATCAGTCTCATGGGTAGCTGTATTTAGTGAGCCTGACAGGTTTGGAGGTGACGCTAACTTTGCTGAAGCCCTGTCGTACTACCCTAGCGTAATAGCTATGTTTGAGACTGACGGTTTTAAAGAGGTACCAAAGACAGAAGGAACGGTAATTCTTGGAGATGACATTGGTGGTATAGATGCACAGGGTGTAACTCAAAACATAGAAGTGCTTAGAGATGTAGCCCTACAAGGCATAGTATCTGCCCCCATTGATGTAGACAACTTAGTACGCCGTATGCCTTTGTTAATGCGTAGTCCTGATGGGTGGATGGCTAGTTTTGGCACTCAGCTACTAAAAGCTGTTACAGGAACAAGTACGTACGTGATTAAGACCAATGCTAATGGTATACAAGAAGTAAGGGTTAAGCAGCTTAACCCCATACCAACAGACAGTGACGGCAGGGTCTGGGTCAATTGGGTGGCTACGGAAGGAACATCACTAGATAAAATAGATGTAGAAGGTAAAGTGGTAGTAGTAGGAACTACAGCTAAAGGTATATTGCCACAGGTCGCTACCCCCAAGGGACTACTTTACCCCCACCAGATACAAGCATCCTTAACAGAGACTATTATTCATGCGTCTAACAAGCGTATGCCTATGATACCTAATGAAGCTCAACTGTACGAGATACTTAACTTTGTCCTTGGCGTGCTACTAGTTTTTGTATTTATTAACTATCTAGGGGTATACCTTGGTTTAGCCCTATCAACCCTTACGATAATAGGTATGGGTGCGTTTGGGCTAGCTCTTATACATCGTGGGTTCTTAATAGATGTAACTTGGACAATGATCTCCCAGTTTGTTGTGGCATCTGCTACCTTCTACCTTAATTACAAAGAACAATTTAAGCTAAGACAGCTAATTAAGAAGCAGTTTGAGCACTACTTAGATCCAAGACAAGTCAAAAGACTGCAAGAAAACCCTGATTTACTACGGTTAGGGGGTGAAAAACGGTACTGTACGTTCCTGTTTACCGATGTTCGTGGGTTCACGGCCCTGTCAGAGAGTGTAACGCCCGAAGAAGTGGCCTATATAATGAATAAAGCCCTTACAGCCCAGCAATCTGCCGTTGCCGAATGCTATGGCATGGTAGATAAGTACATAGGTGATGCCATGATGGCTATATTTGGTGCGCCCCTAGACCTAGAAGACCATGAGAACTGGGCTATAAAGTGTGCCAGACAGATACAAGTTAATATGGAGGCACTTAATGTTGAGTTTGGTGAGAGAGGACTACCTGCAATCAAGATAGGTATAGGCATAAACAGTGGATATGCGATCATTGGTAACATGGGATCAGAGCAACGCTTTGACTATACAGCCATAGGGGATGCTGTTAACATTGCAGCTAGGCTTGAATCTGGAACTAAAGCGGCGGGTGTTGATATACTGATAGGTCAGAGCACTGCACAAAAAGCCAATAGTGAGTTACAATCATTACCACCTATTGAAGCAAAAGGTAAGGCTGAGAAGCTAAAAGTGTACACTATAATTCTTGAGGAGACAAAATGATTACTATTAATGACGTAACATACGAAGAAGCAGACTTAACTCCAGAAGCTATATCTAACGTAAAACGTATTAACGAGTTAAGAACAGAACTTAACGCCCACCAGATGCGGGCATCAGAGCTTAATGTCATTATATCAGCCTACGCTAACGCTATTAAAGCCAGTGTTGAGGTAGTCGAAGAAGAAGTTGAAGAAGCCTAGTGGCTACTGCAAAGGAAGTCCTAATCCGTCTTGAGGGACACGAGAAAGAATGTAGTGTCCGGTATGCTAACATAGAGAAGCAGTTAGACAGTGGCTCTGCAAAGTTTAAGAAAGCGGAACTTATGCTTTGGAGTATGTATCCTTTAATACTAGGCTCCGCCTTACTTGATAGGGTATTGTAATGAGTATAGTCGCCTCTTTAATCGGCCCAGTAACAGGACTTCTTGACAAGTTTATAGAAGACAAAGATCAAAAGAACGCTCTGGCACATGAAATTGCTACCATGAGCGACAAAGCATCGGCTCAAAATGCCATTGCTCAAATTGAGTTAAACAAGGCTGAAGCCCAGTCGGGTTCTCTGTTTATCGGCGGGTGGAGACCCTTCGTTGGCTGGACGTGCGGTTTGGGGCTTGCTTACAATGTAATAATATCTCAGATACTTTCTATTTGGTTTGAAGTTCCAACAGTTGATCCCTCTCTACTAACGCCTGTTCTCATGGGAATGCTAGGAATGGGAGCCATGCGTTCATACGAAAAGAAGAATTCTGTAGCAAGGGAAAAGTAATGTTTAAGTATTTTAAAGTTGAAGATTTTAATTGCCAAGAGACAGGCGAGAATTCTATGGATATTGAGTTTATTAAAGCTCTTGACCATTTACGTGCGGCCTGCGGCTTTCCGTTTGTAGTTACCAGCGGGTTTCGCAGTAAAACTCACAGCGCAGAAGCCCGTAAAAGTACTCCCGGAACCCATGCATCCGGCATTGCCGCTGACATTAAAGTCTCTGGAGGCGCACAACGCCTAGCTATTGTAAAACATGCTTCAGCTATGGGAATGTCCGTAGGGGTTGCTAAAACTTTTGTACACGTAGACACGCGTAAGACTGAACAGATGTGTTGGTGTTACTAGGAAAAGATTATGCCGCTCAAAAAACTAGCACTGAAAGCAGGCGTTAACCGCGAAAACACTAGATATACTAACGAAGGTGGTTGGTACGAATGTGATAAGGTGCGGTTTCGCCAAGGTACGCCGGAAAAGATTGGTGGGTGGCAGCGTATATCTGACGCAGTGTTCTTGGGTGTATGTCGATCTATATGGAACTGGGTAACACTAGGCAGTCAGAACTTAGTAGGTCTAGGCACAAACCTCAAGTTTTACATTGAGAACGGCGGAGGCTACTACGACATAACTCCTTTACGTAAGACAGCGGCCACTCTTGGTAATAACCCGTTTGTTACTACTAATAATTCAGCTAATGTTGTTGTTACTGACACTACTGGCGGGTATGCAGTAGGGGACTTTGTTACTTTTAGCGGCGGAGCTGCTGTAGGTGGGTTAGATTTAAATGCTGAATTTCAAATAATAGACTTTGCCAGTGCAACATCTTATACAATTACTGCGGGTTCAAACGCTTCAAGCGGTGCTACAGGCGGTGGTAATTCAGTTACTGCGGCCTACCAGATAAATATTGGCCCTGCGTTTGCTATACCTATTCAAGGTTGGGGCGCGGCGGCTTGGGGACAAGGAGCTTGGGGCGTAGGCGCTGAGTCCGTAGAAGAAGTACGTCAATGGAGCCAAGCTAACTTTGGTGAAGACCTTATATTTGGCACTCGTGGAGGCACGTTATTCTACTGGGATGCATCTGCCGTAAACAACTTAAATCAAAGAGGCGTAGCTCTGTCTTCTTTAAGTGGCGCATCTAACGTACCTACCATCCAAAACTTAGTATTAGTATCTGACATAAGCAGGTTTGTATTTTGTTTTGGGTGTAACGATTTAGGGTCATCTTCCCTAAACACTATGCTCATACGGTGGTCAGACCAAGAAGACGCTACAAACTGGACACCTTCCGCTACTAATCAGGCAGGTGATTTAATACTGTCTAACGGCACCAACATTATTGCTGCAAAGCAATCGCGCCAAGAAGTACTAGTATGGACGGATTCTGCTGTATACGCGTTACAGTATGTAGGTGCCCCTGCTGTGTGGACTGCGCAGTTAGTAGGTGAGAACACATCTATAGCATCACAAAATGCTGTAGCCTATGCAAACGGTGTAGCTTACTGGATGGGTAGAGACAAGTTCTATATGTACGATGGACGTACCAAGCCTTTACGATGTGACTTACGTAAGTTTATATTTAACGACTTTAATGTTACTCAGTACCCACAGGTATTTGCTGGCACGATAGAGTCATATCACGAAGTATGGTGGTTTTACTGCTCTAGCAGTTCTACGGTAGCAAACAAGTATGTGGTGTATAACTACCTAGAAGATGTATGGTACTACGGCACCTTGTCTCGCTCTGCTTGGTTAGACTCTGGACTTAGAAACAACCCCTTAGCAGCTACTTATACCTTTAATCTAGTTGACCATGAAGAAGGCGTTGATGACAATGAGACAGGTACTACAGCTCCTATTGCCGCCTTTATAGAGTCTGCTCAGTTTGATCTTGATGATGGGCACCAGTTTATGTTTGTTCATCGGTTGATACCAGATATTACTTTTGATGGGTCTCTAGTAAACTCTCCTAGTGCTACTATGTCTTTGCTACCTCTAGCTAATTCTGGTTCAGGGTATAACAACCCGTTGTCTGAGGGTGGATCAAACACTGGCGCTATTACTAGAACTGCTGTAACACCTGTAGAGAAGTTTACAGGCGAAGTATATACTCGTGTACGAGGCCGTCAAATGGCTATGAAAATAGAGTCTAGCGCCGAAGGAGTAACTTGGCAGTTGGGTTCTCCCCGAATTGATATGCGACCTGATGGTAGACGATAATGGCTGTAGACCAAACCAGATATAATGTACTCTTTCGTGCGCCCGCGCTGCCGTACCCTCCAGAAGAGTATACTGCACAAGAATTTGAAGAGTTTAACAAGATACTACGTATCTACTTTAATCAGTTAGACAACGCGCTTCGAAATGCTACGTATAATCAGCAAGCCGAAGCCTCTACTTGGTTTATGAGCTAATGGCTAATACCTACGTAAATGCAAAACTTGACCTAACTGCTAATAGTGTAACTACGCTGTACACAGCGGTTGGCCTAACTACAGGCATTGTTAAGTCTATATTAGTCTCTGAAGACTCTGGTAATGCGGATACAATTACTGTTACTGTAACTAATGGTAGTTCGGTGTTTAGCTTGTTTAAGACAAAAGCTATTGGCGCTAATGCTACTGTAGAATTATTAACTGCCCCCCTAGTATTACAACCTACTGAGATATTAAAAGTCACTGCGGCTACTGCTAATAGGTTACACGTCGTAGCAAGCATCTTAGAGATTACGTAGCTATGAGCAACCTTGATTTTTCTAAATTTGGTCGTAATTTTAATAAAAACGAGCCAGATCCTAAACCTAAACCTAAGCCTAGAGATCTTTTTGATGATTCAGTTGATCCTACGCCAACGCCTACACCCACGCCTACTCCTACGCCAACGCCAGAGCCTACACCTAATCCTAAACCTAAGCCTAAAGACCTTTTTGATGATTCAGTTGATCCTACGCCAACGCCTACACCCACGCCTACTCCTACGCCAACGCCAGAG